CTTTCCTTTTTGCGAACAAAAACTTTTTAATCCCCTTTTTAAAGGGTTTTTTGTTGAATTATTTGGGAGAATAGGAAAAGATATGAAAAAATTCACGAAGAAACACAAACTTGATGATATTATTCCGCTTTTGTCGGAAGATTCCTTAAAAGTTGCATCTGGAATGATAGAAGATGCGATTTTCATGGAGAATCAGCTCGAAAAGTTAAGAAAAACAATCGAAAAAGAAGGAGTTTCCGAAAATTATCAATACGGAAGTAAGCAAACAGCCGCAATGACGAGTTATTTGCAGATTCAAAAGCAATACGGAGTCATTATTAAGTATTTGACAGACCTATTGCCAAAAGAAGCCAAAAATGCCGCATCAAGCAATCTTTTGGATTGGGTAAATAGTAATTGATAGAGTTCGAAGAGTATTTCGGCAAGATTCTCGATGGTAAGATTGTCGCTTGTGACAAGATGCGGAGAATAAGCGAAATTCTAATCGAGAATTATCTTTGTCCTAATGAATTTCATTTTGATAAGAAGATTGCAAACCGGCATACAAAGTTTATAGAGCATCATTGCAAGATTCCGAGTGGAAACATCGGACAGGCATTGAGATTGGAGCTTTTTCAAAAAGCAAGACTCCAAGCATTGTTCGGATTTGTTGATGATAACGATTTAAGACAATATAATGAATGCCTTATTCTTGAAGGAAGAAAAAACGGCAAGACAACAGAAACAGCGGCTGTCGAAATAGATATGCTTGTTGATGATAAAGAAGGAGCTCCACAGATTTATAATGCCGCAACAGCAAGGGAACAAGCGATGCTTGGCTTTAATGCGGCAGATAAGATGATAAGACAATCTCCATTGTTGTCTGGAGCAATTCGAAAGAGAGTTTCCGATTTGTACTTTCCAGAGAACTTCGGATTTATCAAAGCATTGGCATCTAATACAAACTCTATGGATGGCTTGGACATTCATTGTGCAGTTATAGATGAATTGGCGGCAATCAAAGACCGAGACTTATACGATTTAATAAAACAGGCGATGGGTGCGAGAAAACAGCCATTGCTTTTTTGTATATCGACAAACGGATATGTCCGAGAAGGAATATTCGATGCACAGTACAAATACGCATCGGATGTTCTGAACGGAACTGTCAAAAATCCAAGATTCCTTCCATTTATATATGAATTGGATTCTCCAGACGAATGGACAGACGAGAATTGTTGGATAAAAGCGAATCCGGGAATCGATACCATCAAATCAAGGACTTATCTCCGAGAGATGGTTCAAAAGGCGAAGGATGATGCAAGTTTTAAACCGACAGTTATGGTTAAGGACTTCAACATTCCGCAGAGTGGTTCTTCGACATGGCTTCCGTTTGAATGGGTTGTCAATGAATCGAAATTTTCCATGGATGATGTCTCTCATAGTTACGCAATCGGCGGATGTGACCTTTCGTCAGTATACGATTTGACTTGTGCCACATTAGTCATTCGAAAGCCGATGAGAGACGAAGTGTTCGTTCTTCAGCAGTACTTCATTCCGCAGAGAAAGCTTGACGAGCAACTCGGCACAGATACGAAGCGGATTCCATACAAATTATGGGCGGAGCAAGGATGGATTACGATAAACGAAGGAGCACAAGTCGATTATTCCAATGTCACGAAGTGGTTTATCGAGATGGTTGAGAAGTATGACATCAGACCGCTTTGGATTTGCTACGATCGAGCACTTGCGGGTTATTGGCAAGTAGAAATGTCCGATTATGGCTTTGAGATGGAAAAAACGGCACAAGGTGCTTATACATGGACACAGCCGATGAAGGAATTGGGTTGTGCATTACAGGAACACAAAATCAATTATAATAATAATCCTGTTTTGCGTTGGTGCTTGGCGAATACAGGTGTCAAAAGCTTGAACAAAGATGGAATCGAAAGCATACAGCCTGTCAAATTACACAAAGACCAAAGGATTGACGGAATGGTTTCCCTTCTCAATGCATGGGTTGGGTATGTAAAACACTATGACGAGTACATTCCATATTTGCGATAAGGAGAAAAAATGGAAAGACGAAGCATATTAGACCTTTTCAAAAAAGAAAAGCCTAATCAAATCAAAACTTTTACCACATTCAAGGAGCTCGGAACATATCGCTCCACATTCGGCAGTTTTGGCAATAATATCTACAACTCGGATGATGTGAGAGCATGTATCAGAACATTGAGTGAGCATACATCGAAAGCGAATCCGAGATGCACTGACGAATCGATTCAGAGATTATTGGCATTAAATCCCAATATATACATGAACGGAAAGGACATGTTGGCGAAGCTCCGAAATATACTCGAAATCAAAAATACGGCTTTCCTATATATAGAGAGAGACAATCTCAACAAAGTGATTGGCTTTTATCCCGTTCCGTTTTCCACATTCTCGGCTCTGGAATACAACAATCGAGTATTTATCAAATTCGAGTTTAATGGGGATGCGGCAAGGAATTTGGTTGTGGCTTGGGAAGATTTGGCAGTTCTCCGAAAGGATTATGTATCTTCCGACTTTGCCGGAGAGAATAACATTCCGCTTTTTAATACTCTGGATGTCATAAATACCATGGACAAAGGAATTGACAATGCAGTCAAAAGCACTGCCAATCTTCGTGGTATTTTAAAATCCACAAAGGCTATGCTTTCTCCCGATGATCTGAAGAAGCAAAAGGAGAGCTTTGTCAAAGATTACATGAATCTTGAGAACGAAGGCGGAATTGCTTCCATAGATGCGACACAGGAATTTAAAGAGATTAATTTAAAACCGACAACGGCAACGGCAGAAGAAGCGGATGCATACAGGGAGAGAGTTTACAGATACTTCGGAGTTAATAAAAAAATCATTACTTCGGATTATACGGAATCCGAGTATGATGCTTTTTATGAGTCCAGAATCGAACCTTTCCTTGTGGCTTTGTCCTTGGAGCTGACGAGAAAGATTTTCACTCCGAGAGAGTTGTCCTTCGGGAATGAAGTCTGGTATGAATCAAACCGCTTACAATATTCGAGTGCCAAGACAAAGATCTCGATGGTTGCTCTTGTAGACAGGGGACTTATGACTCCGAATGAATATCGTGAGTTGTTTAATATGCCGCCTTATGATGGCGGGGATGAATTTGTCATTCGATTAGATACAGCCAAGACAGGCGATACCACAGAAAAGGAGAACGAAGATGATTAGAGACAATCGAGAATATAGAAATATGGCGATGGTTGAAATCAGAAAAAAGGAAGGTTCGGAAGAATCTTCTTTTTTGGTTGAAGGATATGCTACGAACTATAACGAGTATGTCCTTTTTACAGATGAGAACGGAACGGAGTACAAAGAGAAAATACTTCCCGAAGCATTTGATGGAACTGATTTCTCGGATGTGGTATTTCTCAAAGATCATCAAGGCACAGTGTTCGCAAGAACCAAAAACGGAACTTTGTCTCTGGAAGTAAACGAGAACGGATTACTGACAAGGACAGACTTATCCAAGACATCGGCATCGAAGCAGATGTATGAAGAAATCGAAGCGGGTATGTATACTCAAATGTCTTTTGCATTTGTTGTCGATGATGATGAATACAACACAAAGGAGCACTTACGGACAATTAGACATATAGCGAAGTTATATGATGTCTCGGCTGTAAGTTTTCCGGCAAACCCCACAACGGACATTTCTGTTGCGACTCGATCTCGGTTTGATGGATTTATCGAACAGGAGAAAGCGGAGAGACTTGCAAGAGAGCACGAAATCGAAGTTGCCAAAGCAAAATATAACTATTTAAAGGAGAAGAATCATGGCAGAGATTAAAGACATGACACTCGAAGAAGTTGAGAGCAGAATGTCCGAACTCGACTCGATGGTTGAGACTTCCGAAGATACGGAAGCCATTAATCATGCGACAGAAGAGAGACAGCTTCTCAATGAAAGAAAATCAGAATTAAAAGACCTTGAAGAACGCAAGGCACAGGCACAGGAAATCGAGAACAAAGAAGTTGTTCCCGAAGTGATCGAAGAGAGAAAGGAAGAAATCAAAATGAAGAGTCTTAAAGAGTACAGAAACTCGGAAGAGTACATCAATGCTTTTGCAGAATTTTTGAAAACAGGCGATGAGACAGAGTGCAGAGCACTTCTGTCAACCAATGTTGGAGAAGCCGGACAGGTTGAAGTTCCCGATTTGGTTGCTAATGCGATCAAGACAGATTGGCTTCAGAGCGAAATCATGGGACAGGTTCGCAAGATTTCCGTTGCGGGTAACTACAAACAGCAGTTTGAGCTTTCCGCCGGAGATGCAGTGATTCACGATGAAGGTTCGGGAGCAGTGTCAGAAGAGACACTCACACTCGGTGTTGTAACTCTGATTCCCCAGAGTATTAAGAAATGGAAATCCGTATCTGATGAAGTGCTTGACCTTCGTGGACAGGAATTCCTTGATTACATCGTAAAGGAGATTTCATACAGAATCACTCTCAAAGCAGAAGATATTCTTCTGGACAAGATCGTTGCACTTCCCACATCCGCAACATCAACTTCAGTAAATGCAAAGGTTGTAAAAGCGGGAGCGGCTCTCGGCACAATCGCAACGGCTCTCGGAGAACTCAATGCAGAAGCAAGAAATCCCGTTGTAGTAATGAATCCCGCAACCAAGGCGGCTTTCAAAGCGGCTGTATATGCCGGACAGTTCAACGCAGACCCCTTCGAAGGTTTGAAGGTAATCCTTACAAACAACCTTCCCGCAATCAGCTCGGCATCCGAGAACGATACTTATGCAATCGTTGGAGATTTCGGTTATGGTGCTCTTGCTAACTTCCCTAAAGGAGAGACAATCTCAATCAAGGTTGATGATAAGACCAATATGAAATCCGATCTCGTTGACATTCTCGGAAGAGAATATGTCGCTGTCGAGCCTGTTGCTTGTAGAGCTTTCGTAAAGATTACGAAACCCGCCGCAGTATAAGGAGACTAATCTATGAAATTAGTTGTTACAAAGTGCTTTTATGATAAGCAGAACAACAATAAATATCGAAATGTCGGAGAGATCATCGAGATTCCCGAAGCCAGAGCCAATGAGATTGAAAACAGGGGTTATGGCAAGATTCTCGAAGAGAAGAAACCGATAAAGGCTTCATCCAAGGAAGAACCAAAAAAAGAAAAAACCATAGATGAGCCGAAAAAAGTCAAGAGAAAATAGTCGGAAAGGAGCAAGGAAATGACAGACGAGATTTTAATGGATGAAGAGAATACGGAAGCCAACGACAATCCGACTCCGACTCCGCCAACAATATTCGATAAAGTCAAACTTGCTCTTCGAATTTCTCACAATCTATTAGATGGCGAAATCGCAGATGTAATCACTTCCGCTCGACAGGAATTAGTTCGGGCGGGAGTGGATTCCACTGTTGCCGAGTCGGATGATGAGTTAATTCAAACGGCAATCAAGACTTATGCTCTCGAATATTATGCATCAGATGTCAAGGATGCAGACAGATTCAAAGAGAGCTTTATTTATCAATGTGATTGTATAAGGAAATCATTCCCACAGGAGACAGAAGATGTTTGATTCAGTCATTACTTTGAAAAAAGAAACCAATACAGTTGACTCTTATGGCGATACAGTCCAGACATTCACAGAGAGACAAGTGTTCGCAGAAGTGAAATCTATCAGCCAGAGCGAATTTTATCAAGCACAAGCGACAGGGTTGAAGCCGGAAATCAAATTTATCATTGCTGATTTTGCGGATTATCAAAATGAGAAGATTTTATCTTATAAGTCATTTGGAGCAGATACGGCAGAAGATTACACAGTGTTGAGAACATATAGGAACAAAATAAACCTTGAAATCGTATGCAAACGGGGGATTGAATGAGTGCTCCGAAATCGATAACCAAAATCAATAAAAACGGAGTGTCATACACTTCGAATGTGGATGCCTGTCAATACTACATCCATGAATTAAACAGAGCGGCTCTTCGGGATGTGGCGAAATTCGTCAAACGGACATTTCGTGATAAATACTATTCAGTATTTAAAAGACATTCGGGAGATGGCGGAAAAGCTGTCAGCTATGTTGTTAAATCGAGTGCATCGACAACCGCTCCGAGAGTTGAGATTGGTTTGAAAAGTGGAAAGCAAGACGGATTCTATGCTTACTTCCAAGAGCTTGGCAGTTCAAAACAGCCGAGACTTGGATTGCTTCAATCTTGCGTGGAAGAAAATATCGCACAGATTGTGGAGATTGAATCGAAATATTTGAGCGGTCTGGAAGATGAAGCACAAGCACTCTCGATGATTAACGAAGGAGATTTTGAAGAAGATGAGTGAAGAGATTACAAGAACCAATGATTTGAAAATTCTCTTACAAACGAAATTAAAAACGATCGCAACGAATGTCTTTTTTGAGAATGCGACTGATGATGCTTTATTCCCACACATCGTTTTTAATTTTCGGACAATCGATCTCGGAGATTTATCGAGACAGGATTATATTCTGGAAGTAGATGTATGGGATAAGGGCAACTCCACAACCAAGGTGGATGAGTTGTCTGACAAGGTGGAAGATCTCTTGCACATGCAGAATCTTCCGCAATCTCACATTTTACCAACATTTTATAAGATAGACAGAAAATCAATCATGGATGAAGATAAAAAAATCAAACATAGGTTGATACGATTTCAAATTCAGAATTACAAAATATAAGGAGAGATCAAAATGGCTTCAACAGTTTATATCGGTACAGGCGAAGTTGTCTCCGCAGATTTTAAAGTGGTTAAATGGGTTGGAAAGACCAAGGGCGGACAGGATGTAATCATCGAGCTCAAAGATGCAATCAATATGGGGAACATCGAGTGGACAATCGCAGAGAAGAACGATATCGTTCAGAATATCGAATTCCAAGCATGTTATTCCAATACGAATGCGGCTTCGACATCCAACACAGAGCCTTGGAGCATTACAACCGATAATGCTACAACAGCCGGAGCAAGTGAAATCGTTCTCGGAGCGGGAACATTCTATGTTGGCGGAACGGCAGTCGCTCTCACAAGGGGTGGCGGTGCTTTCAATGTAGAAAGAGAATACAGAGAAATCAATGCTGATGGAGACAGGGGAGCAGTTAAAGACAGAGTTGTCATGGAATCATCCAGAGCAAAATTGTCCTTTAATGCTTTGACAATGCTCACAAGATTGTCAGACCTTTACACTTCGATTTCGGCATCGGTTTGATGCGTTTTATGGGGGATGAGAAATCATCCCCTTTTTATTGAAGGGAGAATAGTATATGAGAACTTTACAGAACACAGACATATTCGCATTCGGGAGAATAATCAAAAAAGCGAATATAAAAGAAGAAATCAAAAAGATCGCAACGGATAAGGACACAACCGAAGAATCACTCGGTTTTGATTTACTTTTTATCCTTTTTACAAATTGTTCTGACAAGGAAGTCGAAGAAGAAATCTTCACATTCCTTGCATCACTCTTCGAAGAAGATATCGAGACAGTGAAAAAATCAGACCCGATTGAGACAATCGAGAAATTGAAAAATGTGGCAGATTGGGAGAAGTGGAAGAGTTTTTTCTCATTAACTGCCAAGTCGATGATGTAGAACTGAAAGAGCTCTTGCTTCGCAGATATCATTCATTGTGTCTGGACATGGAGACAGGGGACTTCATTCGTTTTGTTAATTTGGCAATAGAGAACGAGAAAAAAGACAAAGCCGAAAGGTTATATTTGGCTTTGATTCCGACAATCATGAGAAATGGCAAATTTATCACATTTGAGCATTTCTATCAAGAAGTGTCGGGCGGTAATTGGGATTTCAGATCATCAGAAGAAATCCTTGCGGAATCAGAAGAAATCGAAAGAAGGTTATTGGGAGATGGCGATTGACCTTTTCAAGCTTGTCGGAAGCATATATATCGACACTGACAAAGCAAACGAATCTTTACAAAAAACAGATAAAAAAGCTTCATCCTTTGCATCCACTCTCGGAAGTGTTGCGGGAACAGCAATCAAGTTCGGGACTGCCGCCGTTGGAGTGGCAACCGCAGTCGGTGGAGCGGCTCTCGGTGTTGCTGACAAGGTTGCAAAGCAGACGGATGAGATTGACAAGGCATCAATCCGAATGGGAATAAGTGCTGAATCATATCAAGAGTTGGCTTATGCCGCCGGACAATGCGGAGTTGAGATGTCTGTCATGGAAGGAGCGGCAAAAAAACTCGAAGGCACAGATTTGTCCTTTGATGATGCTATAAATCAAATCATGGAGCTCGGAACAGCAGAAGAGCGAAGTGCAAAAGCCGCAGAGCTATTCGGAGAAAAGATTGCATATAATTTGAGTCCATTAATCGAACAGTCGGGAGACGAGTTTGACGGACTTATACAAAGGGCAAATGATCTCGGATTGGTTATGAGTGGCGATGCAGTAAAAGCGGGAGTTGAGTTCGGAGATTTGCTTTCCGATATCAAGAGCATGGTTGGAAGCCTTGCCAATCAGTTCGGAACGGCATTGTTCCCGATTGTGAATGAGCTATTTAAGCAGATAATTGATTTTATGCCACAGATACAATCATATATGGGGCAAATAGTGCCGATTCTGGTTGATCTCATTTCAGAGATTCTCCCGATATTATTTGAGATAATTCAAGCCTTGCTTCCTGTCGCAATCCAGATTATTGAAGAAATTCTCCCGTTGGCAGTCGATATCATCCATCAGTTGCTTCCACTCATACAGGCATTAGTTCCTTTGATAACTCCGATTTCGGGATTGCTGATGGCGATAATCACTCCTTGTGTTCAATTTTTGAGTGCTATACTTCCGGCATTGATTGCGACACTGACATTGCTTGTGGAATCGGTTGTTCCCGCTTTGGGTGTGGTTGTAAATCTGACAGCGGCATCAATCAAAGATTATCTGACAACCTTCTTTAATTTCTTCGAGCCTTTTATCGGACAGATTATCAGTTTATTCGAAGGAGTCTCGACATTTTTGACAGGTGTGTTCACAGGCGATTGGGAGATGGTATGGCAAGGAATCACTTCCATCATGAAAACATACATCAACGGCATGATTGTCTTTTTAGAAGCATTTATAAATCTCTTTGTGGATTCGATAAATACGATTATCAATTCAGCGAAGAGACTTGCGAGTTTATTGCCTAATGTCGATCTCGACACAAGTGTTGGCACAATTCCAAGAGTGTCGATTCCTAAACTTGCCAAGGGTGGAGTTATTGAAGAAGAAGGCTCGGCAATAGTCGGAGAGCGGGGAGCAGAGCTTCTCACACTTCCCAAGGGTGCATCCGTCACTCCGCTCACAAATAATGGATTTGATTATGATAAATTAGCGAGTGCAATCACAAACGGAATCAAAGATGCTTTGCAGATTACGATTCCCGTTAATATCGGAAATGAGCTTCTGGAAACAGTGGTTGTGGATGCGATAAATACAGCGACTTATCGAAGCGGGGGCAGATGATGGCATATTTAAAAAATTATCCTATTTTATTTAATGGAAACTCGATTCCGTTTCCAAACTCATATACAGAGAAGAACGATGTAATTGAGACTGTCAATCAGACAGAAGCCGGAACTGACATTTGCCAAGTGGAGAGAATCAAAAAACTCACACTCTCGATGTCATTTCGGCTCATGGGTTCTTGGGCGAGTACATTTGAAGCACTTGCTTATTCCACATCCACTGTCACAGTGAAGATTTATGACAATCAAACCAATGCTTATGCAGAAAAAACGATGAGAATGAGAAATTATTCGAAGAAGCTTGTGGAGCACTCCGAGAAGATAAACACTGCCGGAATGTATGACATCAGCTTCGACATGGTGGAGATATAATGTATTCGGTTTCAAATGATTATTTATTAGCGGTTGCAAAACCTATAATTCAATATGATCTCAAAGGCACGATTGACGGAAATGCTTTCGTGCGAACGGATGTCTTGGATTGCTCAATTACAAATCAATGCTCTGGAAATGATGAAGTGGCGATTGGCTCGGTTTATATCGGAGAGCTCAATATCACACTCAACATGGACTTAAATAATAATGATCTCATAGACAAGGCAATCACTCTCGAATGTGGAGTGAAACTTGCAGATGAATCCTTTGAGTATGTTCCCATGGGTATATACACAATCGCTTCCGTAGAAAAGAGCAATCTTGGACTCATAATCAAGGCTTATGATAATATGTCAAAGCTTGATAAAGCAGTCTCCGATCAAGTAAACGGAACGGCTTATGAAATCGCAACTTTCATTTGTGCTCAATGTAATGTCACTCTTGCGAATGATGATTTCGATGATTTTGCGAATCATACACAAAGATTGATTGAATATCCAGAATCCGACATCGAGACCTTCCGAGACATGATTTATTGGTTAGCACAAGCCATGGGAGCTTATGTCACAGCCAATCGACTTGGACAGATAGAGTTCAGATATTATGGAATGACTGTCAATGATACTCTGGACACGAATCGGAGATTCACAGGCGGAAAATTCGCAGATTATGAGACTTATTATACAGGCATTTCGGTTGTAAATATTGAAGATAATACAACTTCATATTATGGACTTCAAATCGATGATGGCTTGACAATGAATCTCGGTGCGAATCCGTTTTTGCAGTATGACGATTTGGAGACATCCAGACGAGATGTCTTGACAATGGTATCATCATTTGTCTATGTTCCTTATTCCGTCAATCTCATCGCAAATCCGGCTTATGATTTGGGAGATGTCTTGTCATTCCCTAACGGATTGGGAGACTCATCAAAGAAATTTGTAATCACAAAGTATGTCTGGAAATACAATAAATCGAATTCGATTTCGGGCGGTGGAAAAAATCCGAAGCTTTTATCAGTAAAATCCAAAGTGGAGAAAGAGCTTGATGGCATCCGAAAGAGACAATCCGACAAGGATGTCATTCAGTATTATTCATTCACAAATACAATCGATTTGCAAATCAATGATGGAGATTCCGTCACAATCGTTGATATCAGATATTCAGCCTTAAAGAAAACGGTGGCGATTTTCCTTGCCGAAATATTGGCAGACATCGACACAACTGTCAGTGGGGTTGTTTATACAGATTGTAAAGCGGAGTTCCTGTATTACATAGACGGACTTTTGATATCGAGAACTCCGAAGGAGACTTGGTTTGACGGAGATCATATCAAGCATCTTTTGCAATATTTGATTACAGAAGCCGGAACAGTGCATCACTTGGAAATCAAATGTCATTTGGTTGGTGGCTCTGGATTGATAAAGATGGGAGATATCAAGGCTTGTGTATATGGACAGAATCTTGCCGCTTCCGATTCATGGGATGGATGGATTCGGATTGATGAGAGCTTTGAAGATATCGAGCTTCCGACAATGATCTTCGGAGAATATGCGGATGTTGTAAATATGGAGAGTATATAAAATGATACATGGCAGAACACGAATCAAACTTTATAATCCCATTTCGGGAAATGTCACAAAGGACATCGTAAGCGAGAACACTTTCCAAGGAGCAGTGATCTCGGAAGGATTGAGAAATCTCGGATATGCAAAAGCAAGTTTATACAATAACACAGACAACTCAATCATTGCCAATCCGCCACTTGCCGAGATTATCGGGGGCATTTTGCTTCTGGATTCGGAAGTGGATGCAGATTCGCAGTTCGTTCCTTTGGGAGTAAAAATGACAGGAAACGGAGCTTATGGAGTGACAAATTCATCCGCTCCAACAGAATTAGGTTCTTTTGATAGCAATGCGAGTGACATCCAGATTGCTCAAAAGAAGATTAAATTGGTTTATACATACTCACAGACACAAGCCATCGGAAAGATTGCGAGTGTGTGTCTCACATCGAGAACGGGTGGATATATCGGCATTGGAAATCCAAGCGAAGCGATCGCTTCAACCTTGTGGGATTTGGAGCGAAATGCGGGGAAAGCGGATGTATGTCCACAGACATCATTGGAAACTCTCAAAACAACATATAATAAAATCGTTTGCAATGGCTGTCAGTATTCATTTGAGCTCAATGGAGCAAATCTGACAATCAACAAATTCAGACTTCCCTTGAAGAATGCATCTTTGCTCGATTGCATCCCAGAATCAGCAACAAAGGATGTCTCGGCTTTGCATTATTCATGGATGGGCGGAGATTATATTGTCTCGGCTTATGACAAGAAGATTTATCTTACTCCGAGATCAGTTGTCAAGACAGGAACATTTTATATGTGGGAGTATGATACAGAGACCGAAAACATTACAGAAAAGACATTTACATTCGGATTCCCGACAATCAATGTCTCGGTTGCAAATGGAAAGGTTTTCGCTCCGAATAATTCGAGCGATACATTCGGAATCTTTGATCTGGATGGCACTCCTTTTGATACTGTCGAATGTGGAGATTTCAACACTTCGGTTTATAGTGATTTCGGAGCAGTTGTCGGAGACTTTGGAAATCATGCTTTATTTAAATATAGAAATGTAAATCCGGCAGTGGAACAAATGATGATATATGATAAATCATTAAAAAAAGCATTTCCAACGAACATGCAAGTTGTGGGATTTGACCGAACACAGGGCATCCGACAAGAAGAGACATCCAAGGCTTTGACATACACTTTTTATGCGGGTGGAGCATCATCCAGAGTGACTTGGGCGATAAATAATCCCATTTATCTTGCTACGATCAATAATTTACAAACCCCTGTCATTAAGGATGGAACATCGGGAATGATTGTCGAATATACATTAACGGAGAGCTAAAATGTCATTGATTGAATACAATGGAGAATCAAAAGTTATAAAACGGATTTGTGAACTACTCGACACAATGAGTGGAATCAATTTCGAAGTTGTCCAGACCTTGCCATTGGTAGACATCTCGACAAGCACGATTTACCTTGTGCCGAAGCAGACTGCCGAAGTGGACAATATATATGATGAGTACATCAACACAGATGGCACTTCGCAAGGTTGGGAACTTATCGGCACAACAGAGATTGATCTGTCGAATTACTATACCAAGACGGAAGTGGACAATCTGATTCCCGATGAATTAAAAGATTTGTCAGATGATAGCACTCATAGGCTTGTGACCGATACGGAAAAATCCACTTGGAATGGAAAGTCTGATACTGACGAGAATGTGAAGCAAGTATTTACTGACAGCACAAATACAAATTTTTATCTTCTTGGTTCTAATTCTGACAGCCAAGGAGACGAGACAAATTCAGTCAAAAAAATCGCACACGCATATTTTAACGGAAATTCGGGCAATCTTACAATCCGCCGAAAGCATACAGCAACCGCTCTCAATAATAATATAGTTACGGTTGGCAATGATACTCCCGAAGGAACAAGCGGAAATGTAAACGGAATTTTGCGTTTGTATGGTAAAGGAGCATATTACGGACAGTTTTATGATGGATATAATGCACTGACAGGAAATCAAACTTATAGGTTTAGGAATGCCACAGGAGTCTTGGGTTTGTTGGCAGATGTGACAAATTATGCCGTCTCATCATTTCTCGGAGACTTAAATTTGATGAATCCGCCATACTTTCACACAGCGGGTGGATATCCTTCGGGCAATCCAACATTAAATTATTCCACTAATGAAGATACAGGCGAATACACTGTTAAAGGTGTCGATACTTCTAACAGAGCATTAAACTTCAAAAGATATACACAAGGATTTTATTTACCAGCCGGAAGATATAAAATGTCTGGATGTCCAAATGGCGGTTCATCGAGTACATATTCAATTCGAGTTTATTCATCGACAGAAGGCGGAACTACAACAGGAATCGGAAATGATTACGGAAGTGGATTTGAATTCACATTAATCAAAAGGACTTTGATGCAGATCGTCTTTTATGTAAATGCGAATCAAAATATCAACCTTACATTCAGACCAAAATTGGAAAGATTAAAAGATTTTGTGCTTATGTCAGAGAATCTCAATGACATAGTTGAAAGCGGAGATTATCTTGGTGGAAGCGGAAACTCTTGCACAAATAAGCCGACAGGTGTCACAGAATTCGGACTGACAGTTTTAAAAACAGGAACTTCGAGTTGTAAGCAGACACTAACGCAACCATCGGGAACGGAGTATGTCAGATTCAATGATAATGGAACATGGAGTGCATGGAATTAAAGGAGAGAAAAATGAAGTATATAGTAATTGAAATTCAAGCATCGGATGAAAATGTGGCAACACTTACAAATCAATATGATACAGAAAACGAAGCAGAGAGCAAATTCCACACAATCCTTGCAAGTGCATCGCTCTCATCAGTCCCCAGACATTCAGCAATCATCCTGTCGGACAATGGGGCAATGTTAAAATCGGAATGCTATTATCATGAAAGCACAGTCGATGAAAGTGTGGATTAATGATTGAACGGATTATTGAAAAAATAGAAGCAGAAATAAAGCCATCAGATGAGCTCGAAAAGATCGCTTTCAATTCTGGATTGCTTCGGGCATTGGCAATTATAAAAAGCGAGACCAATGACGATTTGAAATGATGGGAACATTGGTTGTCTTTATAAGCATAATTTTAATATTTATAATCCTTATTTTTGATGATTGGAAGGAGAACTAAAATGTCAGAATGGTGGCAGATTACTCTTGCCATTTGTGGCGGAGCATTGGTATTGGTTAATTTTGGGAATGCGATTGTGAATCTTTTTAAGGCGGCAAAGTCTCCGACAGCATCTCTCGAATCCAGAGTGGATGAAATCGAGAGAAAAATGTCGAGATATGATGATATGTTCGGAAGAGACAAGGCAAGGCTTGATTCATTTGACGAATCCAACAGAATCATCCTTAAATCGCTCCTTGCGATAATCAAGCATGATCTGGATGGCAACAATACAGATGCTCTTAAACAAGCACAGGAAGATTTACAAAATTATATGTTGAATAAATGAAAGGAGATTTTTCTATGAACAATAAGCTGTATGATGTCCTTAAATATTTATTTTTCTTTGGATTTCCCGCTTTGAGTTTTTTGTGGGGAGTAATATATGTTGTCTGGAATATTCCTTACGGAGAACAGATATCAATTACCATTGCCGGAGTTCAGACAGCTCTCGGCATCGCTCTTGGTTTGACGAATGTGGCATATAATAAAAAGATTGGGGAAAAAGGGGAGACATTTTATGGCAATAGCGAAGAATCCGAAAGTAATCATGACTGATGTTCAGTTCGTGGAGAGACTGACACAAATCAGAAATCGAAAGACATTTTACAAGAATAAATATCCATATAATCTCTGTTATATAAATAAAGATGGAAGGACATCCGCAGATTGTGTCAATTTGGTTAAAGCGATCTTGAACGGATATAATGTATATAATAACACAATCGGATATTATCAGAGAGATTTGTCAAATACAGGCGATTGCACAGAAGCCGAACTCTTGGCACAATGTGAAGATGTCTCAAGCGATTTTACGAAGCTCGGAAGCAGAGCCATGATTCTATATATGAAAGGACACATTGGAGTTTATCTCGGAAAGATTGTCTCCGAAAAATACAATGTGATTGAATGCACAGTGTCCTTCGGTGGCGGTGTGGTTTATTCTTGGGTTGATGCAGATGGCACAAGGAGAAACGAAAAAGGCGGTTATAAAGCGAAGAAGTGGACTCATTATGGCTTACCTTCCAAATGGGTTGCTTTCAATGGCTTGGGGTATAATCCAGAGCCGATGCCGAAGCCGATTGATGATATATCAAAAGAGAAAACCGAATATTATACAGTCAAGAAAGGAGACACTTTATCCCAAATTTCTAAAAAATTTAATATGAGCTTGAATGAGTTGTTGCGGTTAAATCCCGACATAAAAAATCCGAACCTTATTCAGATTGGACAGCAAATCAGAATTAAATAAAAGGAATAAAATGCTTTTAAGGGATTACACAAAGCCGGAGTTACAACACTTCATTGATGAGTGCAATTTTACTGATGAAGAATTGCAATATTTCCTTTTGAAATCAAAGGATTGCTCAATCGTGAAGATCTCGATGGAGATGAATGTATCTCCGAGACAGGTCAGCCATTTGGCTGAAAGAGTCAAGAACAAGGTAAAAAGAATAGAATAATATGGTAAAAATACGGAAGAGAGTGTGCGATTTTGCACACTCTTTTTTTTATATAATGAAATCAGAAAGGAGCAATCACTATGGATATGAAGAAATTGGTTAATCTACTTTTAAAAAAAGAAGATTTGAGAGATATCCCGATGAATCACATCTATAAAGTGGTTTGCTCCGTTTTTGATATTTTGACAAATGAGAATGTATTTTATAAGGAGAATCTATGAACTACACTTTGCCGCCACAGCAGATTTTACAGGCAAACGGAAAATCGAGCATTGATGCAATCCGAATGTCTCCGAACTCATCGGTTTTGATTGCCGATACAACAGCTCCGATTGTCTGGAAGTGTGTATCTGACGGACTCGGAAATGTAACCGCAGAAGCCTTCGATATCTCTCATCATAAGACCGAAGCGGAAGTCGAAAAGGAAACCACAACGAATTTGCTTAATGAAATAAGCGAAAGATTAAAGAGATTGGAGATAAACTATGAATCCATTATTGACAGGACTAATGAATCCACAAATAAAACAGTTAATGCAGACAGTTCAAATGTCTCAAAATCCACAAATGGCTATTCAGCAGTTAATGCAAAACAATCCAAATATGAAAAAGGCAATTGATTATGTCAATGAAAACGGTGGAAATCCGAAGGATGCCTTTTACAAATTAGCCAAGGAGATAGGAATTGATCCTGATTCCATCCTTAATTCATTAAAATAATTTGCAAATTATAAATAAATCTATGAAAGGAGAACTACTATGGACAATATGAACATGGGGATTGATGGCTTGATTTTCCTGTTTGCAATCCTTTGTCTCTTCGGTGGCGGTGGATTCGGCTTCGGTGGCGGGAATACCAATGCACTTAATGCAGACATCCAAAGGGGATTTGATGCACAGAACTCGATGGCGAATGAGAGAGAAATTCTCTCGGCAATCAATTCGGGAACAGCACAGTCAGTGGCGGCAACCAATCAGACATTTCATGATTCATTGATGGCAAATCAGAGCCTTTACAATGAACTTGCAAGAGACATTGCCGGACTCGGTGTCGCACAGGCGAATCTTCTTGCCAATCAGAACGAATGTTGTTGCTCGACTAAAATGCTGATTCAGCAGAGCAATTATGAAGGTGCGATGAGAGATGCCGCAACGAATGCAAACTTCACAGCACAGATTCAGAGCGTCAAGGATATGATCGCACAGAATAAGATTGAAGCATTACAGGCAGAAGTTTCAAAGCTTCAGTTAGCACAGGCAACAAGCGGAATGCTTCGCTTCCCTAACTCTTGGAGTTACGATGCCGGACAGTTTCCGCCTGTTTTAAGCACAACGGCTTCCATCTAATCCATTTTTCGGGGGATGATATATTCATCCCCTTTGTCATAAGGAGAGAGTATGAAAAAAATAAAAGAGTATATAGAAAAAATCAACGATGAGATAGACGGAGCGAAGGAGTATATCGAGAAGGCTTTATGGTATAAAGCGAAAAATGACAACAATCGATATGTCAAATATAAAGAAATGAGCATCCAAGAGATTGGACACGCAATGACAATCCATCAGTTCGCTTCCGAAGATATCGAAGAGCTAAAAAGGGTTTATCCAGATATTCCCGAAGCGATGCAAGATGCATGGGATAAGGCTCATAATGAATATGTCGAAAAGGTGGCATGGATTAAGCAGATGCAGAATATGTGACCTTGGGGGTAATTTTGGGGGTAAAATTTTCGTTATTTGGGGTAAAATTTGTTCTTTTACGGAACATTTCGAGAAAAATAAAAACCCCCGAATTGCTCGATTTTTCGGGGGATTGCACTGTTTTCGGTGCTTTGTTAAAATATGCCGGTGGCGGGACTTGAACTGTCAGAGTGGATGCTATAAAGCCTATAAACTCGGCATTTTTTTATTTTTGGGGGTAAATCGGGGGTAAAATTATTGATTTATAAGATTCCCCAATTTATTTGATATGCTATTCTTTGCTTCATCCATGCTCATTGCGTGTTGATAAACGGACTTCATTATGTGATCGGTTTTCCATCCACCGAACTCTTGGATTTGTTTGTCTGTATATCCCAAGTCATGCATATAGGAAGCGAAGAAGTGTCGGAGCTTATGGAAAGGGAATCGTGGGATGCCAAGAGACATCTGGACTCTTTGGAGTTTCCAATACAGGGAATGGGGAGTGCAAGGACAAGCTCCGCTTTCTCTGATGAGATTTGCCACATAATCCGGCACAGTGATTGTTCGATTTGACTCTTCGGTTTTTGTGGTATCTTTTAAAACCCATTGGTTATTTTCATTCAGAACCAATGCTTTATTTATCGAGAGTTTATTTCCATCGAGATCTTCGGGAGCGAGAGCACAGATTTCAGACCTTCGCAAACCGAATGTTCCGAGTATGAACGGAACTTCATATTGAGTCCCTTTTACTTCAGCAAGGATTCTTCGGACATCATCTTCGGTTGGAATATAATCCTGTTTTTTCTTTTTCGGTGGAAGGGCGGGACTTTTTATCTCGATGCCGTAAAACTTCAGCACAGACATCACAAATGCGTTCGTATTGCGAACAGTTTTCGGAGCTTGATAAGTTGCAAGGGTGTTGATTAAAAGTTGAATACAGGGCAAATCTATGCTTTCTATGGGGGTGTTTAGAAAGGCTTCGTCAAGATGTCTCACAATGATTTTATAACCCCTTATGGATGATGGAGACAAAATATTCGATTTGAGTTCGATATATTTCTCGGCGGCATCCTTGAAAGAAATGGAATCGCTCTTTTTCGGCTTTTTACCTTCGAGCAGAATCTTATTCTCAATCAGAGCCTTGGCTTCTTTCTTTTTCGGCTCATGATCGAGAGTGATTCGATATCGGATGCCATCTCTCATTTCTACAATTCTATATTTGCCATTAGGTCTTGATTCAATAGTCATTTTAATTTCCTTTGCTACAACAATGACAGGAAAGCAGACGATTGACGAGCTCGGTGTATTGCTCATCCTTTCTGTCAAACCTTTGCTTCATTTCTTCCATTCGTTTATCTTTAATAGCGATTTGCTCATCCAGAAGTTTTATATGTCTCTCATATTGAATCTTCTCTTTTTCGATTTTATCATGAGCTTTATTCTTTTCTTCCGAGAGCATCAGCCTTAAATCTTTGATTTGTTCTTCCAATTCGGTTATTCTCTGAATCTTCAATTTGAGCAGTGACTTCATTGCCTTTGTGTCCATATCATCCGATTCAGCGATTGTCTCGACATCGAGCAAGGCTTTGACAAGCGGTCTGATTGTCTCATCGTAACGGAAGGATGTATTTTCGGAATCTTCAGTGAATACTCTGGAAATGGTAGAGCGGGAGAGATGCTCTCCGACATCTTCAAGCATCCGTTCGATATCAGTCAAAGACAGATTTTGCTCGATTCTGACTTCTTTGAGTTTTAAAATTATTTCTTTGCTATTCGATTTAATGTTCGACATCTGTATTCTCCTTGTTCGACATTGATAAAAAGTAAAACTTCAATGATACATTTTGCAGTGATAGAATCGGCTTAAAAGATGAGAGCGGAGATTCCGACAGGCTAATCTTCATGATAGATACATCAAAACATTGGGTTGCCTTTTACAAGCCGATGTCTGGAATCTTCGCATTGAAAGGAGTTTATATGGATAGATTACAAATTCTCATTTTATATCTTAAAGCGAGTGACGAGATCAAGAATCAGATTGATGAAATTTTAAAAGAGTCTGAATCGCAGATTGAACTTCTGGATTCGCTTCATCATATCGATTCATAAAATCAAGAGCTTCTTTGACCTTTTCATAATCTTGATGATAAAGCCAGAACTTCTCTTCGGTTTGTCTAATCGAATCTTCGTCATTCTCATCGATCGAAAGGGAATCCAATCTTGCCTTTATCATTTCACTTTCTAATTTTTCCATGGTTTCCATGGGGACATCATAACCCATCAGCCAAGCCGGATTGATATTGTATGCTTTTGATAAATGAAAAATGGCATCTTGTCTCGGCTCACGAGTTCCGTTGATATAATTTGAAATGGCAGATTTCGTTAATCCGCTCTTCCTTGCCATCTCATTTTGAGAATCCCCTGTTAAATTTATCAGTTCTTTTATTCTATGTTTGGAATCAGTGATTTTCATTTCGTGAACTCCTTTCATTACTTATATATACCATAATCGGCAGATATTTGCAAAAGATTTACATTATTTTGTACTTTAATGTTTACAAAACGGAACGCAGATGATAATATTTAAGTGTCAACGAAATAGAACACAAAGAAAGGAGAATTGGGATGTTGAATATTAACACATCAAAGATTCGTGGGCGAATAGTCGAGAAGTATCTTTATCTCGGAGAATTTGCAAAAGCCATTGGTAAGGAAAACCGCTTTATTTCGACATATCTGAATCATCAAAGATATTTGACACAGGAAGATATTGTCGATTGGGCGAAGGCTTTGGAAATCTCCGCAGAAGATATTCCGGCTTATTTTTTTACTGAAGAAGTCAACGAAATAGAACGGCAGAAATCGGAAGGTGTCTGATGAAATTCGAATCAGTGAATAGAAAATACAACCGATTAAATGATTTCATTCGGGGCGAGATGAAGCGGCAACATTACAGTCAAGATGATATCGCATACAGGCTGAATCTTCCGAGAGCGAGTATATCCAAGAGATTGAACGGAATCTCCGAGTGGACTGCCAGAGAGATCATCGATGTAATGGAATTTTTAGGATGTGAAGAAGTGTTCAAAATATAAAAGGAAGTCCGGCTCTTATGTGGGAATCCGAACTTCCAAAGAATAGTTAACAGGGTATTATTCTTTAAATCATTATAACACTTCTTTCAAATATGAGAAAGGAGAAATCTATGGAGAGAGAATTCAAAAGGACAAGAGCGATTGTGAAAGCAATCCTTGAAGAATGTCCGAAATCGAGAAATTCAGACAATGTCTTATATTCCAAAGTGGTTGAAAAATTGAACAGGGGAGCATTACAAAAGCCTTTCGTGGAAGTCATGTTTTCTCTGGATGAGCTCGGACTTCCTTGCTTTGAGACAGTCCGCAGAACGAGACAGAAATTACAGGCAGAGCATCCAGAGCTTCAAGCTTGTGAAGAAGTACAGGATTTCAGAACCGAGAGAGAAGAAGAGTTCAGAAAGGAGTTCGGATGTTAGAAATTTTGAGAATTTTCGGATGCGGCATGATGCTCGAATTTCCAATCATTTTGTGTCTCTTGGCATCAGCAATCTACATGATCGGATTAAAAATCGGAATTTTTAAAGAATAAAACATCGATGTCGGGATTCACGAACCAAGGGCAATGCTTATTCATGCTGATTGATTTCATCACGAACCGAGTTCCGACATCGGGAAAGGAGCAGATGTGGCAGACACAGACAGGAAATCGTTTGTCATATACAAAACATGGGCGAAGTTGATTATGTCTCTCGACAATGAGAATGCCGGAATACTCATCAAGGCAATTTGCTCACATCAAGAAGGAGTCAAAGTCGAGATCGAAGATTCTACGATTCAAGCCATATTTAACATGATACAGGACAAAATGGATGAAGATTCGGAGAAGTATCAAGCCAAGGTGGACAGGATTCAGAAGATTAACGAAACGAAATCGTTACGAAATCGACACGAAATCGAGACGAAATCGACACGAAATCGAGACGAAGTCGTTGGTGTTACTGTTACTGATACTGTTACTGTTACTGATACTGTTACTGTATATAATGACATTTTCGAAGCATACAATCAGCAGAGCAATCTTCCAAGCAGTCGAGCTCTTACGAAGTCCAGAATCGATGCTATCAAAAAATTATTAGATGCTTTTGATAAGGATGAGATTATCGATGTCTTTAAAAAGGCGAACGAAGTGCCATGGCTGACAGGGCATAACGATAAACGATGGAGAGCAGACTTCGATTGGCTCATAAATATCGATAACTTTGTCAGAGTTCAAGATGGCAGATATGACAATCTCACGAATGAGAAGCCGAAGGGATTTATTTCCGGCAATTATGACTTTGATGCTTTGGAGAGAGAAGCAAGGATGAACTAAAGGAGAATATATGAACAGATTTAGATTATTAAAAGCGGATGAGATCGAGTGCAGAATCGCACAGGTTAAATCAAACGGAATCGCATTATTGCTTTATAAAACAGCCAGAACGGATGCCAATCTTCTGGATGAGACTGTTGGGGTTTGGGATTGGCAGAATGACTTCAAGATTATCGATGGAGTTCTTTATGGCGGCATCGGCATCAGAACCCAAGATGGTTATGTCTGGAAGTGGGATGCGGGAACGGAGTCATATACAGAAGCGGAGAAAGGAAGGGCATCCGATGCTTTTAAAAGAGCGGGTTTCAAATGGGGAATCGGTCGAGAGCTTTACTCCGCTCCGTTCATCTGGATTCCGAGTGACAAATGCAAGATTACTGATGGCAAATGCTTTGACAAATTCGAAGTGGCTTTTATCGAGTATGATGCGAACTCGGATATCTCGGCTTTATCGATTATAAACTCGAAGAGCCGAGTGGAAGTGTATAAATTCGAAGCCAAGGACAAACCGACTGAAGTGTTCAGTGGAGAAGATAAGATTTCGGCTTCAAAAATCAAAATCATACAGGACAGATGCGAGAAAGATGCAATCCCTGTCGAGTTTATCTTGAAGAAATGCAAGATTGAAAAAATCGAAGATATGAGAGAAGAGCAGTTTTTGAATGTAACGAGCGGATGGAAAAATGTAAAGGCACAATTTGAAGATGAACGGAAGAATAGTTGATATCATACGGACATTTGAACAGAAATTCAGAGTGACATTTGAAGTCGATTCGGTTGATGAGCTGAATGGCATGGATGGGAATATCACAATCGATGTCAAAAAGGTTCGGGGGAAGCGGTCTCTGAATGCGAATGCTTACTTTCATGTTCTGGTTGGAAAGATCGCAGAGAAGAATCATACATCCAAAGCCTTTGCGAAGAATCTACTCATGGCAAGATACGGACAGGAAGAGATTATCGATGGAGAGAGATATATCATCTCGGTTCAGTCGAATATTCCCATGGCAGAGAGAGAAGATATCCATTGCAAAGCGATTGGCTATGGACACGCAAACGGAAAGGAGTTCGTTCATTATTGCGTAATGAAGCCAACTCATGAATACGATTCTAAAGAGATGAGTCATTTGATTGACGGAACAGTTGACGAAGCCAAGGAGCTTGGAATTCCGACAATGACTCCGGCAGAGATTGAAAGGATGAAGCAGTTGTGGAAATCAAATCAATATTAACCGATGATTTTGAGCATTGCTATCTATGCGGGAGACAGTCTCAACAGTGGCATCATATCTTCAATAAATACGATAAAAAACGAAGTGAGAAATATGGGTTGCTTGTTCCGCTTTGCTCTGGATGTCACATGAGAATCCATGATCGAGACGAAGCAACGAATAAATTGCTGAAGCGGACAGCTCAAATCAAATTCGAAATGATTTATTCAAAGGAACTCTGGTTTTCGGAATTTGGGAGAAATTACAAATGACAGCTCATTGCTTATTTGAACAATCTGGTACATTCAAAAATGAGTTTAAAAAGCTCGGAATAGATGCCAAGGATTATGACATCCAGAACGAATATGGAGAGACGGATTATCAGATTGATTTATTTGCTGAAATTGTGGGGGGGTACGAAGGAAAACCATCAATCTTTGACAGAATATCCGAAGAAGATGTGATCTTGGCATTCTTCCCTTGCACAAGATTCGAGTGCCAAGTGTCTCTGTTTTTTAAAGGCAAGAGCTTCGGACAGGACAAATGGAGCGATGAAGAAAAGATAGAATATGCGAGACGATTACACGATGAACTTTCGGAATATTACTCGGTTTTTTGCAAACTATTTTTGATATGTCTCAAAAGGAATTTGAAGCTCATTGTTGAGAATCCATATACACAACCACATTATTTAACTCTTTATTTTCCAATCGAGCCGGAGCTTAAAGACATGGACAGAACGAAAAACGGAGATTGCCTTAAAAAACCAACTCAATTCTGGTTTGTGAATTTCAAGCCAAGCAACAATGTCATTTTCGAACCACTCGAAGAAACGAGAGTTCACACATGGAGTTCTATTCGGAGCTTTGACAAAGAAAAGCAATCACAGACAAATCGCTCGAAGATACATCCGCAGTATGCGAACAGATTTATCAGACAGTTTATTTTATAAGGAGTTTTTATGAATCAATTTGAGATAAATAAAAAAATGCCACATTTCACGATATATGGCAGATTGGGGACTTATAACGATTATATACACGAATGCCGGAACAGTCCCTTTGATGGAGCGAAGATGAAGAACAGGGATGAAGCCTTGGTTATGTGGAACATGGGAGACATCGTGGAATATCACTTTGACAAAGTGATTCTACACTTCCGATTTTTCGAAGCGAACAGGAAGCGAGACAAAGACAATATATTCGCTTATGCCGCCAAGATCGTTCTGGATGCCATGGTTGAACTCAAAATTATCGACAATGACGGATGGAAGCAAGTTGAGAATTTTACTCATGATTTCTTCGTGGATGCAGATTCTCCGAGAATCGAAGTCTATATCGAAGAAGTCGGAAAGGGGAGACATGGATGTTGAGAAAGGAAAGCAGTTGCTTTCAAAAGCTCGAAAGATAGACATGGAGATTGCTGACAAAAAAGATTTAATCGAAGCCTTATACACTTGCGTTGGTTTACAGGGGATTTCTTATGACAAGATTTCAGTTGTCACATCCCCAGAGAATAGATTCGAAGCGATCATGGCAGAGATTGACCTTCATAAAAAGGAAGTCGAGAAACTCCAAAAGCAGAAAGCAAAAGCAATCAGAGAAGTACAAAAGAAGATTTCCGCTCTCGAAGCATCCCCAGAGAAGCGAATTCTGACAAGCTTTTATATCGGATGTCACAGCATGTTGGAGATTGCAGATGCTCTCGGATATGAGATTTCTTATTGCTATCAGTTACGAAAGAAAGGGATTGAGAAGCTATGAACAAGCCAAGATGGGTTGAAACCACTGATGGAAAGATTATCGAAGTCAGAGCAGAGACAGAATCGTTTGTCTATGGAGCAGAAGTGTTGATTGACAGCCTTCCGCTTCGATATGGCGAGAATGATGTTTATGAGAAAGAGAAGATCATTGACGAAGGAGAAGAGTAATGGATTATTATTGCGGCGAATGTGACATGGTTATCAGAGAAGAAGATGTCGACACATTCTATCAGCCAAGTGAAGCATGGGGACATGTAGTATATGAGAAATTCCCGATATGCCCGAAATGCGGAGAACCTGTCGGAGAATTTATGGGAGAGCCTTATACAAGCGAATACAACAACCCTTTCGGGGGAAAGGATTCGGATTATGATTAATCAATATTTTGAGAATCTGATGGCATGGCAGATTGACAACGGAGTGTTCTTCATATCTGGAAGAGACATCGCTTGTATGACTGCCGGAATATGCATCGGAATCATATTCGCATATTTTATTCAATATGCCAAATGGTTAGAGAGCGAGTGGAAAGAGCATCGCAAATGGAAAAAGAAGAGACGGATGGACAAATCCAGAAAGGAGCAAAGATGATGAGTCACGAATTTAAAGTAAAAGTAGAGAATGTCAGCCAATCAAGCGGATATCCCAATCAATTTATAGTGGCAAGGCTTGTTGATGGCGAGTTGTGGTATTACGGAACTTATGAGACCGAAGAGAGAGCTAATGAAGTTCGAAGCGAATTTGAGAACGGAATCGTTCTGAAAGGAGTGAGCGAATGAACACAGGAGATCGAATTAAAATCTTCGAAGATACGAACAAATTGGCTTATATAGACATGATTCATGACATGGGTTTCAACTGCCATGTCAGAAGGAATTTTATTATCATCGGAGAGCGAAGAAGATTGACCGATAAAGACAAGCAAGAAATCGGGAGAAAAATCACAAGAGCCATGCGAGACAAGAACATGAGTCGAGATGATGTGGCAAAGGAAGTTGGAGTGACATCATATACAGTCTGGAATTGGCAACTTGGGAGATCAGTCCCAAGCATATTCAATCAAGAGATATTGAAGATTGTGTTGGGGGTAGAGATATGACGAGCAGAGAATTTGAAACCATGCGAAATGCATCAAAACAGGAAATCAAGATTGCCATATTGAGAGAATTGGATTCTATCAAGGCAGAGATCAAAACCAACATATACAAGAAGATTCATGATGGATATGGAACGGCATCGAGCATTTGCGATGATATTATGGCAATCATTGAAGAGCATGAAGAAAGGATAGACGAATGAGATTATCAATCATAATACCTTATTACAATACAAAGGAATATACTGATGAACTCATCAAATGCCTTGCTTCGCAAAGGCGGGATGATATCGAGATCTTAATCATTGATGATGGGAGCGATTCTTGCTATTTTTGCGAGATGGATGGAATCAAAGTAATCCGTCAGAAGAATGGCGGTGTATCATCCGCCAGAAACACAGGATTAAAGAAAGCCAAGGGAGAATACATCGCATTCATCGATTCGGATGATTTGGTTTCCAAGGATTATATAGAGCAGATATTTAAAGCGATCGAAGGGAATCCCGACACTGTATATCTCTCATGGAAGTCGATTGATGGCAGACTTGGGAAGATAATCTCATCCGAGAGAGATGAGTTCAATCCATGGAATAGATGTATATGGAACAGGATTTTCAAAGCAGAATATATCAAAGGCATGAGATTCAATGAAGAACTGATGGTTGCCGAAGATGATGATTTTTTGAAGCGACTGCCGGACACGAACAAAAAGACATATATATCAAAGCCGATTTATTTATATCGCTCTGGAAGAAAGGGCGGACTGACAGAAAGGAAATCAAAAGGAGAATTCATGGCAGATGGCAGAGAGAAGCCGAGAATCAAAGCACAGGTTGTGATTTATTGTGCGAACATGCAAAAAATAGGCGGGATTGAGACTTGGATTTATTATTGGTGTCGAAATATGTATGAGCTGTATGACATCATGGTTGTATTTTCCGAGAATATGGATGGCAGACAGATCGCAAGGCTTTCCGAGATTGTCCAAGTCATGAAACTCAATCATCGGCTGATTGAATGCGACACTCTCATCAATACAAGAATCACAGACAAGATTCCCGAAGAGTTCAAAGCGAAGCGGATTGTTCAGATGGTTCATGGATGCTATTCGGCATTGTTCTGTTGCGACATACAGCCGGAAAGAGACAAGGTTGTCTTTGTCTCCCAAGCGGCGGCAGATACATTCGAAAATGTTGACAAGTATGAAGTAATCCACAATTTCACATATAAAGAGAAAGAGAACAAATGCTTATTTCTCATAACGGCATCCAGATTCACAAGGGAGAAAGGCGGAGACAGGATGATTCAACTTGCTTCCACATTGAGAGCAAAAGGAATCGAGTTCATCTGGTTTGTATTCAGCCATCAGAACACAAAGCTTGTCGATGGTATGATTAAGCTCCCAGAGACCTTGAATGTCAAAGATTATATTGCCAAGTGTGATTATTTGGTTCAGCTCTCGGATTCGGAAGGCTTCGGATATTCGATTGTCGAAGCTCTGGAAATGGGAGTTCCTGTCATTACAACTCCGATTGGAGTGCTCGAAGAACTCGGATTCCAAGATGGCAAGGATGGATATATCGTTCCCTTTGATATGAAAAACATCGAGCCGGAGCGATTCTTGAAGAAACCGAGTCCAAGCTTCGAGTGGAATAATGATCGAATAAAGAAGCAGTGGATTAAACTACTCGGAAAAAGCAAACCGACAGGCGATTATTTGAAACAAGGCAATATGCTAAAGCTCGAAATCATAGAGAACTATTCCGATCTCGAAATCGGCAGAGAGATGAGAGTGGGAGAAATAGTGGAGATGAGACGAGCGAGAGCATTGCTGATTGTCGGATGCGGAAAGGCAGTAATAATAAAATGAGAATCGGATTGATTGATGTTGATGGACATCGATTTCCAAATTTGCCACTCATGAAGCTGTCAGCATATCACAAATCTTTCGGAGATCAAGTCGAATGGTATGACTCTTGGAGCGGACTTTGCAATCCTTATGATAAAGTATATCTTTCGAAGGTGTTTAGTTTTACGGATGATTATTCGTTGCCAATATATTCAAAAGAGATCATTCGGGGCGGGACAGGTTATTGCATTGAAGTCATGGATGGGAAAGAAATCTTTTATGCAGAAAGAAACAAAGATTTGCCAGATGAGATTGAGCATATATATCCAGATTATTCATTATATCCAGAAGAGACAGCAGATACAGCCTTCGGATTTTTGACAAGGGGATGTCCAAGGGGTTGTTCGTTTTGCATCGTAAAAGATAAAGAAGGGATGTGCTCTCATAAGGTTGCTGATTTGTCTGAATTTTGGAATGGACAGAAAAACATTGAGCTTCTCGACCCAAATATATTAGCTTGTCGAGATTGGAGAGATTTATTACAACAACTGATTGATAGCAATGCGAGAGTCAATTTCAATCAAGGATTGGATATTCGAATGATGAATGAAGATAAATCAGAGATGATCTCAAAAATTCCAATTAGTAAAATACATTTTGCATGGGACAGATTTGAAGATAAAGAAATGATTCAGCCGAAATTCAGACAGTTCCGGCAACGATCGAAGATTGATTCTCATCGATTACAAGTTTATTGCATAGTTGGAGACAGAGAAAGAAAAGTTCTCGATTCTGACTTGGAACGCATTTATTGGCTTCGGGACAATGGATTCGCTCCTTATGTAATGATATATGAGAAAGATTTACTTCCCAAAAAGCATGAGCTTCGAAAGCTTCAAAGATGGGTTAATAATCGAATCATATTCTGGAAAGTAAGGACATTTAAAGAGTATTTGACGGAAGGAGAATAAAAAATGAGAGATTACAGAGAGAAACTTGTCAATGGGTGGCTTACTGATGGAAAAAACTTCGGAATGATTCCTGTCAGAATCCGAATGACGAATGACGAAAAAGGAAAAAGCTTGTCACTCACAACGGAGATGAACGAGAAAGATATGGGAATCCAGATAGGCATACCACTTGAAGCCGTCAGAGATATTATCAAGGTTGTGGATAAGGAGAATAAAGAATGAAAACTTGCAAAGGTTGTAAGCACTATAAAAAAGACGAAAGAATAGGAATTATAGTTTGTGAGTATGGTTTACACGAAAGTTATTGCGAAAAGGACAAAGAAGATTTTGCTATCGCCGAACTTGAAAAGATAAGAGAAGAAATAGAAAATGACCAAGAACAAATGGCAAATGAAAAAGATTGGGGCAGATATTATGGTATGGGTTGGGCTATTCGTATCATTGATAAACATATTTCAGAACTGAAAGGAGTTAACAATGAGCAATCTTGAAAAAGCAAAAGAACATATCAAGAATTTGGCGAATGATTACAAGTGTTGCGACAATACAATCTCTTTTGAAGAAGCATTGGCATTGAATGAAGCACTCCAAAATCCTTGCAAGATTTGTGATTACTTTGCAGAAGATGATATTTCGTATTGTAGGAAGAGTGAAGTGAAAGGAGATTAAATTATGACATTATTCTTTATAGGTTTAATAACAGGAATGCTTATAAGTTTGGTTTGCTATTTTACGGCATATATTATCTTGAAAAAAAGGGAGAATGAAGATGATATTGACTGACATGTTTGATTATATCGGCAAAAATATCAGAGTCTATCTGGATGATGGAAAGACACTCGAAGGAACTCTGGAATATATACCAACATATTCGGAGATGTATCAGTTCCGAAGAGCAAAGCATTTTTATATTGGCGAAGAGTGTTTCAGATGCCATCATGTCAGAAAGGTGGAAGTGATATGACAATCATCGTTTTGAGTTGCTCAAAGAATGAAGATACATTTCTCCCGTTCTGTCACTTCATGGAGAAATATTATCCGAATCATCCCAAAATCATATATTTCACAGATGGCATCATAAATCCTTTTTATACTACGATTCCGATTCACATGACACTTGATAAATGGACAAAGGGATTCCGAGAGTTTCTGAATTGCATCTATGATGAGTATGTTTTATTGATGATTGACGATTGCTTCATCCGACAGCCTGTCGACATCCGAAGGATTGAAGAAGCATTGAGTATCATCCAGAGCGAACCGAATGTCGCTTGTATGAATTTCGAGAAGTCATGGGATGAGAGAGACCTTCCGACAGATCATGACGGATGGAAAATCAGACAGCATGGGAGCGAATATGAAGTGTCTCTGATGTGTGGATTATGGAGCAAGGAGAAGCTGATTGATGTCATAGACAGAGATTGTTCCCCATGGGAG